TATTTCTGCCTGGGTCATCCACAGATATTCACCCGAAGAGAGCGACGGCGGGGTGTCGCTCCAACCTGCGGGGGTGCGATCCGTTTTGACCAGCGCCGGCGCCGTGGTGGTGCTGTTATTCTTGGCGTATTTGAAGTCAGTATGCGGCCCCGGCTCCCCATCCTCGCCCGTTACGCGGATAGGCGTCGACCACGCCCCGGCCTTTCCGGTCGATGCGTCTATCGTAGCCTTGGACATCCACCATATACCGACACCAGTGGGCGCGTCATTCCATCCGGACGGAATGGGGTCGGAGGATGTCGGCTTTGCTGGCTCCGTATCGCTATTTTTAAATACATAGGATGTCCAGTTTCCCGGTTCGCCCGATACGCGCTGAGGGGCAGACCATGATTTGACCTCCCCGTCGACAACGGTGCCGGTACACATCCATGTAGGACGTTGATCCGACATCGGGAGCGTCTCCGCAGTCCAGCCTTCGGGCGGTATTTTAAGCTCCGTGGGTTTCGCCGGTTCGTTCTCGGACTTTTTGAATATGCTGACCGTTTCGAGCACCCCGTATCCGCCTAAGTATACCCACTCCTCGGCATCCTTGTCGGGCTCTGTCGTGGTGCCGTCGACCAGACAGCGCCAATGTCCGTTGTTCCAATATACGTCGTCGTTGCGGTTGTATGTTTCCGTGGCGCTCCACACTCCGCGGTCTATGATCGTGGGCACCTCTTCGCCGCCGGGCGTGAATTGCTGGATGACGCCCGACATATAGATGTTGTTCAGGTATGCCGAATACCCCCTCATCTCTATCCCGAATACGGACAGGTTTGACAGGTCGCCATATTGCGCGGCGATATTGGACGCAGTGAACTCCCAATCGGAAACTCCCGTTAAATAACGCTGGTATGTCCGGGTTTCATAGCGGGAGGTCTGCCGATCCTCATTCGAGAAGGAGCCATAGCCCACGAAGGTCATCGACGCCGCCGGATGATATTGGGTGGGGTAAGCTCCCGATACCGGGCGTAGTTGATACTTGAAGGTCTTGTAAGTTGTAGTGTCCAGCTCCTCGGTGATGCGGAAATAGCAGGTGGCGAACCCGGCAAAGCGCCTGTTGCCACGGCCGTCGTCATAATCCGCGCTTGCATTCTCCGAAGTGTTCAAATTGTGGAAGATGCCCATACATATATCCCCGACCCGAGGACTTCCGATCTCGCCTTCTTCGAGCTTGAGGGTGATGGTTTGGGCCGTGGTGTCGACGCTTTCGATGATCCCGGCACTTGGAGCATACCACGTATCGCCCATGGATATTTCGACACGGTTGTAGCGGAGTTCCGGTACCTCCAGGAATCCCCGAAGTTTCAGGCTCTGCATCTCTGCGTCGCCATGCTCGTCGATACGGCCCCCGAGGCCCGTCATTCCCCCAACGAATTCCGGTGTGCGGAAGCTGCCTATGGCCGTCTTGAAACGCACATCGTCGCCTGTGCGCAACGGCTGGTTCATGTAATCGCCAAACGCGTGTCCGTCCCATTTGTCTGCATCCCCGGCTTTGATTTTCTTGTAGATGTATGGTTCGACATTCGGATCAGAGGCTGATTCCGAATCTTCCGAGCCTTCCATTGCTACCGCCCCTTCCGGTTCCTCCGGCTTGGCATAATCGGGGTTCTCCTCTCTCAGCGTCAAGTAGCCCTCCTGCTCACGAAGTTTCTCTAAAAGCTCATAATTGGAGTGCGTATGGAAGTTCAAGCCCGCATCATCGCCGCCCGAAGTCGTGACGACAACCCGGCCGCTTGCTGCGCCCTCTGTATTCCGACTCCTGCGCGACGTTGCCGGAATGTATTCTACTGCGGAATAAAATTTACTTTTTGTCATATTCAATCCCCGTAAATGAATCCGGCGCTATTTCAGCCATTTTTATCTCGCTTGTTTCTCTACCCAGGCTTTGTACCTCACTCAGCAGCATATATTTCGCATCGCCCGATGATGCATCTGACAAAACTTCCGCCGAAGGTTCCAGGGCTATGGTACCCGAGAGTGTAGACATACGTCTGGCGTAGTTCGAATACACCGTATCCGCGAGCAGTTGTTCGAGGGAGGCTGTTTCTCCCGCGCGGTAAAACGTCTGGATCACGCTCCCGGCTCCCTCCTCCGCAAACCCGCTGTCCGAGGTTCTCAGGATATAGCCGCGGCCCGAAGGCAGCAGAATCTTCGCAGTCCCTATTATCGTCGAGATGTCCAAAGATTCCTTTGCCTGTTTGTTGATCCATGCGGATACTTTAACATCCTCCTCGTTGACACTGTTGCCGTTAGATTTCACTACTTCGATCTTGGGGTCTTTATACAGAAGCCAACGGACTTTATCCCAAAGTGCTGCGCGGTATGGCCGATCTGCGTCGTTGTCATGATACCACACCCCGGAGTACACCATAAACTTGATGTATCCCGATATCGGCGGTGCCGGCAGGAGCTCCCCGTCAAGGCTCTTTTGGGACGACAAGCCCCCGGAGTACCATCCGAGCGCCCGCTTGTTCCCTTGCCATCCTCCGAAACCCGTATTGCTTTTTCTGTCGCTTTGGTCGTAAAAACTCAACCACGAAATATGTTCCATCGATCCGACACTGCCTGACAGCGGCTGCCAGCTACCGCTGCCCACATATGAGTGAGACCAGCGGATGTTATTATTATAATA